TGTATGTCTTTTCATATGCACTTCCTGTCATTGTATTTAACTGCCACAGTGAAAAATTAAGCGCCCAATTAACAAATGCCCTTTCTAAGGTATCGTATAAACCTCTGTCTTTTAGCTCCTTTTGCATAGCCAAAAGCGCAATATAGAAACAATCCCATGATTTCTCTCTTGTACGCGACAGAGATGTTCTGACATTGACTCTCTGATGGATCAAGACCTCATCTACTGTGGAAATTCTGGAAGCACAGGCAAGCGCAATAAAAACAAAGAGCATATCATTTGTTGTTCGAAGATTCTGATACTTGATTCCCAATCTCCTGACATACTCCCTCTGGTATAATTTATCCCATGGCCAGCCATTAAACATTCTAAAAATATTATTTCTTACATTTTCATCAGTTGCTGCAAACGGCTCTTTTTCCGGAAAATACTGCTTCCGAAATGCCCATGTGCATTTTTTGTATACTTTCTCTGTATGATCATAGAGGTCTGCATTAAACACACATACTTCTGCCTCTGTTTCTTCCGCTCTGTCATATGCGGCTTTCAGCATATTTTTCTCAAAGAAATCATCTGCATCCAGAAAAGCCAGGTATTTTCCTCTTGCAACATCCATTCCATTATTTCTGGCTGCTCCTGCTCCCTGATTTTCCTGATGAATGACTCTGATCCTGGCATCTGCTTTTTCGAATTCTTTCAGAATTACCAGTGATCCATCTGTTGACCCATCATCCACACAGATAATTTCAATCTCTCTCAGAGTCTGCTTCAGCAGGCTGTTTAATCCGTCTTTTAAGAATTCTGCCGCATTGTATACCGGAATTATCACCGAAACCGCAGGTATATCATTACTCATATCTATTCCCCTTTGATTAATGCAACATTTTTTTCAGCTTTCGCGGAACAAAGGTAATTGCTCTTCCAATTTTTAAAGATGAAGAATTTTCCATGTCATCTATTTTTTTCTGAAGCTTTGTCACCTTGTTTTCGCTTTTTTTCAATGCCTTCGCCAGTTCTGCTTCGCTTCCAAACCTGAGTAGTTCTTTTCGAAATGTTTCATCAAAAAAAGCATCCATATCATCTACTAATCGATTGATATCTGTCCATTCTTTTTCCGTAAAATATTTTTTGTCAAAAAGTCCCCTGTTCTTCGCCTCTGAAAGTTCTTTATGCATCCTCTCCAAAAAAGCATATTTGAATTCCATTGTAAGTCTGAACAGATTCCACCGATAAGATATATATTTCAAAGATATAACCGGTTTCTCCAGTTCTTCTTTTAGCTCCGGTCGTTTTTCAAGAAATTCTTCAATAGATTTAAATTCATCACAGATACAATATATTTTGGCAGCCGCTTTTACCGATGAATTTGCATTATCTGTGCGATAATGAAGGTAGGCATCACGAACCAGCAATGCTCTTTCCGCACTTGCCCATACTTTAAACGCAAACCCTGTATCCTGATAGGAAGCACCCGGTGTTTCCGCAAAAGATACATGATTTTCCAACAGCCATTCTCTCCGATAAATCCCGCTCCAGATACATGGTCTCACACGAAAGATTTCCGGATGTTCCACCGGTCTGAACACCTGATCATACAGATCATATTCTTTTAGCACTTCATAATATGTGCTCTGAGGTTCCGGCTGCGATACATAAGAATAATAGTTTGATTTCACAACATCTGCATGATTTTCTTTTGCTGCTTTATATAATTCATCAAACATATTAAGATCTGCAAAATCATCCGTTTCAATAATGCCTATATATTCTCCTGTCGCATTTTGAAGTCCAACATTCATACTATGTCCGTACCCCGAATTCGCTTTATGGATCACTTTGATACGATTGTCTTTCTGCGCATATTCATCCAGAATATTCCCTGTTGAATCTCTGGATCCATCATCTATACAAATAATCTCTATGTCCTTTAAAGTCTGATTTACTACACTGTCCATGCATTCTTTTAAAAATTTTTCAACATTGCATGCCGGCATTAGTATGGATACTTTTGCCATCTTCCATTCCTCCTGATCTGTCATTATCTTGCACGAAGCTTTCGAATGATTGCTATGCCTGTACATTTTATTCCGTTTTTTCTCATATACCTGAATATCTTTTTCACCAAATACCCCGGTGTCGTTAATACCTGCAGCATTTTGCCCACACCGGATGGTTCTGTTATTCTCTTATAAAGATAAATATCATTTACGCAAAAAACTCTTTCAGCCTTCAACAGAATACGTTTTACAAAGCATCTATCTGTATCTATTTTATTATGAAAGTCCGTTTTTTCCCCGATAAGTAAATCTTTTTTCAAAATCTGCATGGATACGGGCGGTAATATATCCTTATTCTTTTTCAGCTGATTTCGCATTTCTTTCCCTGTTATTACCTGCGCGTAAGAGCCGCATCTGTAAAATTCATCTGAAAGATTTTTATATCGTTTCGCGAGTTTTGTATTTTCATAAAAAACTGCCCCGGAAAACAGCAGAATATCCAGATGTTTCGTCTCACATATATTCCACAACTCTTCCAAAGCAAATGAAGTGAGCAAATCCCCACTATTCATAAAATACAGATATTTCCCCTCTGCTTTATTTAATACTTCATCCCCGCGTGTTATCTGGCCGGGCTTTGTCTGATCGATTATCTCGATATCATTTACGATTGACTGCGCTGAAAGTGAATCCAGCGTTTCTTCCATATATTTATCTGTATCACCTGCAGAAATAATTACCGTAATTTTTTTCATAGTTCTAATCTCATACACCATTTCGTTTTTTCAATATTTATAGCATACTTTGTTTACTATTTAATTGCAATCATTTTCCATGATATTTTTTCAATCCTCTGTCGAATAGCTGCCCCAAATATTAATTTTCTGTCACAAACCCATAATTTTTACACCGGACAGCAATTTTGTGATAGGATAATTTTATTATGAAATGAAGGAGAAGATTGTGTTGAAACCGACAAATACCAATTACCTTTTTAAATTTTCCATTGTAACAGCCGTTTATAATGTAGAGGCCTACCTTTCCGAGGCAATTGACAGTATCCTTTCACAGGATATAGGTTTTCTCGAATCCGTAGAGCTTATTCTTGTCGATGACGGATCTACCGATGCTTCCGGAGCTATCTGTGATGAATATCAGCATAAATATCCGGAAAACATCGTCGTAATACACAAACCCAACGGTGGCGTTGCCAGCGCACGAAATGCAGGTATCGCTGTGGCCCGTGGAAGATACGTTAATTTCATGGATTCTGACGATAAACTGACTCCTGATACACTTTCTTCCGTCTATGACTTTTTTATTGAGCATGATAAAGAGGTGGATCTTGTTTCTGTTCCTATTTTTTACTTCGAACAAAAAAACGAACCACATCGCCTGAATTACAAATATGCTTCCGACAAAGCGCAGGTCATTGATCTGACCACGCATTATTCTTATGTACAGATGTCATCAGCATCTGCTTTTTTCAAAAGAGAAGCTCTGAACGATCATACATTCGATACCTCTCTTCGTTATGCAGAAGATTCCAAGGCGATCATGGAACTACTTTTAGAGAATCCCCAATATGGCATTGTCCCACAGGGGCGCTACCTGTATCGTGCCCGTACATCCATGAATTCTGCCTTGAACGGTTCCAAATCGCACAGAGAATGGTACATTGACTGCCTCAAGAACTACATATTCTGGGCATTGGATGAGGCGAAATCCCGTTTCGGAGCCATTCCGGATTATGTACAGTACAATGTCATGTACGATCTGCAGGGACGCTTCAAAGTTGATGAAATTCCAGAAAACGTATTGACGCCTCATGAAAAAACTATTTTTTTGAAAATGCTGTTCGATGCTGTTTTTCAGATTGACGACCACATCATTCTTGAGCAGAAAAATCTATCCATGGAACTGAAGGACTATATCATGAGCATAAAAAAAGCACCGGATTCCGGAACTTTGCAGTTTGATGACAAGAGCGAAGATGCCTGGTTTCAATATCCCGATCTGAGTACCGGTCACGCTTCATCTTATCAGCTTCGTCTGACTTCCATGGAACTTATGAAACATGATATCCTGCTGGAGGGTGCAGCTAAGATCTATCTGCGTTTTCCATATCCAGCCAATCTGTTTCTTCGAATCACAACCGGTCATACTACACATATGGTAAAATGCTGTTTCCGCGAAGATCCGGAACACGTTTTTCGTTTTAATGGACAGAAACTTGCTGTATTCCTGAAATTTACAGCAGTCATTCCATACGAAATGTTTTCTGGTATTACACATATCGAATTTTGCTGGGATTGCGATGGGCATACGATCTGTTATCACAGTTTACACCGTATGGCGGAATTTCCTCTTGCATATGGACAGCAAAAGCTTCTTCTGAACAAAAAATCCTATTATGCTACACTTTCTTCGCAGATGCTTACATTTGAAGAAGCCACTCCTGTATCAAAACTGAAAAATCATACACATTCTGTGCTTCGAAGGATTCGGAAGATTTGTTATTTAAAATAACATTCAAAATATTTTTCTTATTTTCCTGTTTTCTTTGTATTGCAATCTTTTTACCAATATGGTAGCATTCAATTAAACAGAATTAATTTATATGCTATATGTTGTTATTTAAAATAACATTTTATGAAAGGTAAAAAGTTTCTCAATGAAAAAATTATCTATGACACGACTTGCCGAACTTGTTTCCGGCAAGCGAAAAGAAAAATCCATGACTCAACAGGAGCTGGCTGATGCTACCGGCATCAATCGTTCTCTGTTATCCCGTCTGGAGAAAAAAGATTTTATTCCATCAATTCCACAACTGGAAAGTCTTGGAGAATGCCTTGGATTTGATCCGGATGAAGCATTTACTGAACAGTCCGCTTCCCGGTTGCCATCTCCTTCTCCTTTGAACATTGCTGTCGCAGGCACAGGTTATGTCGGTCTTTCCATTGCAACATTACTTGCACAGCACAATCATGTTACTGCTGTTGATATCATTCCTGAGAAAGTTGATCTGATCAACAAACGCAAATCTCCGATTCAGGACGAATATATCGAAAAATATCTTGCAGAAAAAGAGCTTGACCTGACAGCTACACTGGATGGCGAAGCTGCTTACACAAATGCTGACTATATAGTCATTGCGGCACCGACAAACTACGACAGTCAGAAAAACTATTTTGATACATCTGCCGTTGAAGCTGTGATCGAACTTGTCCTCAAAGTAAATCCACATGCGATCATGGTCATCAAATCCACGATTCCGGTCGGCTATACAGAATCTGTCAGAAAGAAATACAATACAGCAAATATCATTTTCAGTCCGGAATTTCTTCGTGAATCCAAAGCACTGTACGATAACCTGTATCCAAGCCGCATTATCGTTGCTACAGATCCGGATGATCCGAAACTGGTACAGGTGTCCCACAATTTTGCAGCTCTTCTCCAGGAAGGTGCTCTGAAAGAAAACATTGATACATTATTTATGGGATTTACTGAAGCAGAGGCTGTAAAACTGTTTGCAAACACCTACCTTGCACTTCGTGTTTCCTACTTTAACGAGCTGGATACTTACGCTGAAATGAAAGGTCTGAATACGCAGAACATTATTCAGGGTGTCTGCCTGGATCCTCGTATTGGAACACATTACAACAATCCTTCCTTCGGTTACGGTGGATACTGTCTTCCAAAAGATACCAAGCAGCTTCTCGCCAACTATAACGATGTTCCACAGAATATGATGAGTGCGATCGTTGAAAGTAATCGTACGCGTAAAGATTTCATTGCAGACCGTGTATTACAGAAAGCCGGTTATTACGGTTATGATGAAGAAAATACTTACAATTCTTCCATGGAGAAATCAGTCACTGTAGGTGTTTATCGTCTGACTATGAAATCCAACTCTGACAACTTCCGTCAGTCTTCTATTCAGGGAGTCATGAAGCGAATCAAAGCCAAGGGTGCTTCCGTGATCATCTATGAACCAACCCTGAAGGACGGATCTACCTTCTTTGGAAGCAAAGTTGTCAATGATCTTGATAAATTTAAAAATCTGAGCGACTGTATCATCGCAAACCGTTACAGTCAGATCCTGGATGATGTAAAAGATAAAGTATATACCCGAGATCTTTTCCAGAGAGATTAGAGATAAAAAAATCCCTTCCACTTACGTGGAGGGGATTTTTTGCTATAAACGTTTAATATTCTATACAAATATTAGAACTTTCCTGCGTCTGCAGCTTCCTGTACCAAAACAGATGGACCGGTAATGTCAAGGATTTTAAGGTAATAATGTACTATCAATCTATTAGTATTCTAATTCTCTTCACTGCCAGTTGCTGCGTTATACTTCTTAGAGCTAATTCCAAGTAAAGCACCAAGGAAAGTATCTACTGCAAGAATAGTTCCAACAACCTGATCACCATACGGTAATCCCCACATCGGAACGAGTGCAGCATATAATGTTCCAAATGCCGGAAGAAGGATCTGTGCAATCCATTTAAGAATATCATAGGTCTTGTTTGAAATCAACATAAGTCATCTCTCCTTTGATTTGTATCCGGTCTTATGAACCGGTAAATTGTCAACATCTTTCATCACTTTTGCAGCTGATCCATTACCACCTGCTTCTGAATAAGGAATGAATAAATAATCATGAAGATTCTCATACTCATCTTGAGAAATCCATCCTCTTTCAATATATTGCATTCCTAGCCAAATGATTCGATCATGAGCTAATCCAATAAGAAGTCTTTTTTCAGCATTACTGGCATCTCCTCTTTTTTGGATATAAGCCCAGAATCCAGATGAGGCAAGCAATGTACACATAATAGTGATGGTTGTCTGTATCCAGGGTTCCACGCAATATACCTCCTATGTAGTTTATTATCAAATCTCAATAACTCTATATTTTGTCGTCGTAACACAATATTGGGGATATTTTTTAGTTCAACAAAATTATAAAGCCATTAAGTTTTTGATTCATTAGTTATACATCTTCAGCCCCTTCGAACTCCGGAAGGGTTTTAAGATATTCATAAGCTTTTACGATGGTCATGGTACCGTCGTAATCGGGGTGAAGATACTGTGCATCATAATATGGGAATGAAATCAATCCAGAATCGATATCCTTATACTTTCCTTCGGCATAATCTTTCTCAATCTGACGACCATCTTCAGATAAATACGAATATAGCAAAATAGTATTCTGCTGATTAACTTCCACTGAAATCATTGCTATTCTATGGTACTCAGTGACAATACCATTCTTTGCTGTTACTTTTTTCTTTAAAGCCATAATATATCTCCTTTAAACTCCGTATACACGTCTGAGTACAAAATACTGTGGACTGGTTGTAATACCGGTATTTGCCTTAAACGCCGCAGATTTATTCTGATCATTTCCTATAATACACGTATTCTGTATTGTTACTCTCTTAGTACACATCTGCCATGCATTTTCCCAGAACATAGTAAATATGTAATCATAATTTATTGCGGATTTTGGAACAAAAAAGGGATTCGTCATTACGTTAGTTAATGAATTTGTTGTTGGATCGAATAACGCAAAGATAACTATTATCCCGTGAGGTTGTTCACTTATCGGTGCATTCAGAGTTACAGACTGGCTTGCAAACATCCAAGCTCCGCCATCCCAAAGGCATGGTGTATTACCATTATAACTTGCGAGAAGAGTATTATTGTTCCAGTATTGAAGGGCGTGTGAATAATTAACTAATGCTCTATTACCGTTTGAACCATTGGTACGCAACTCTACCTGTGACGTATTGTTATTACATATAACATCAACTGAGGAATATCCTGCGTCACCGTCACTGTATAGACTTGCTGACGAATCGATAAGTGTTAAAGTTGAATGACCGTATCTGTCGGTCACACTAGCCAGTACTTCACGTTCTCCAGACATCCCATTCATACTTATTAGCGAATTAATTTTATCGCTACTTGGATCGGTACTACCAGTTCCAAGAGTCATCATATTAGTCGATAACAAATGAGCGTCATAGAAAGTTGTACCTTCAATCGTTTGTTTCTGTCCAATAAGTTTCACGATTCCATTAAGGAAACTAATCGTGGCGGTACTGGTATTTTTACCAATCTCAATCAAACTCTCAGCAAACTGTGCCAAGACATTAGTCCCGTTCCGGATATTTACCGACCTATTATCAATATTGACATTACGTCCAAGGGTATTTTTCGTAAGATCACCAACAGTCAGACCAGAATTATCGAACTTCATGTAGTTGGTGGCTGTTTTGGCGGCATTTGACGCTTCTTTACGGGCTGTGTCAGCTGTAGATTGAGCGTGAGAAGCTGCTGTATTAGCTTTATTCAGAGCATCCGCTAACACAGGAGTCGTCGTGGTAGTGGTATTATCGTTCCACGTCTGATATGTCCTTGTCCAAATATACTTGCCAGATACCCAGCTAGGCTGAGTGTTGCTCCAAGAACCACCCGACTGAGTTGTATTGGATGTAGATAAATAATACTGATCAACGGCTGATTTAAGACCCTTACCTGTTGATCCTTGAGGACCTGTTGCGCCAGTAGCACCTTTTTCGCCTTTTGGACCCTGTGGTCCTGTTGGTCCTGTTGCTCCTGTTGCTCCTGTTTTTCCCTGAACTCCTTGAGGTCCAGTTGCACCTGTTTTTCCCTGAGCTCCCTGTGGACCAGTAGCCCCGGTAGGACCTTGCGGTCCCTGAGCACCTGTAGCGCCTTTTACACCCTGCGGTCCTTGTGGTCCAGTAGCTCCTTTATCACCCTTGTCACCTTTAGCGCCAGTACTACCAGTGATACACACACCATTCGCTGATGGCTGATATTCTGTAGTGCCGTTGTTCTTCACTACATACGTACGTTTCCAAATATACTTACCGTTTTCCCACGTAGGCTGTGAATTACTCCATGATCCGCCAGACAAAGAAGTTGGAGAAGTAGATTTGTAGAACTGTTCCGTGGTACTCTTAACTGTGTTTTGAGCTGTTGATACAGCACTTGACGCATTCTCATTCGCTTTATCAGCTGCACTTTTTGCACTCGATGCGGTCTGGCTCGCATTATCAGCAGCACTTTTTGCAGCGTTTGCAGTCTCCAGTGTAACACTCCAACTGCTTGAATCCTGCTCTACTTTAGATAATCTGGTGCCAAGTTTATCTGTCTTGAATACCTGCTGCGAGATCTTATCTGACAAAACCTGAATAGAAGCATCTGTCTCAGTCTTTGTGTAGTAGTCTTCCGGTGCTGGTGACCAATCTGTGGCTTTGTTACCTTTTTCGAGTTTAATACCGCATACATACATTTCACAGTTAGATGAACCAATATCTAAATAAATATAGGCTATCGATTGTAAACAATCTTTAGTTGGAGACTTTGTAAGTGTTATCCTGGTCCATTTGTTTGCTTCTACTGCTACAGGATCTCCAACACCACTTACATCATCTTTGTTACTCCAATGAGTTTGCAATTTAACTTTTGCGTTCTCAGTACATTTAACCCATGCAGAAACTGTGTAAGTTTCCCCTGAGCGTAAACCTGCAAAATCATCTTGGCAAAATCCAATTTGCGAAGTGTTATCTTTTCTAGTTACAAGAATACCTTTGGTGATTGAAGGTATGGGGGAATCATTTATATCGACATTACTTATACTTCCGGTGCCAGAATATCGCCATGTGCCAGTATCCCACGTTCCATTTCCAATCGGTAATGTAGCGGTATTTTTAGCTAAATTCCTGCCACCAATATCAATATTATCGATAGCTTCAGTAACTTCTGTCTTCTTTGCTCTTAGCTCGATTTCTTCCTTATTCTTTTTAATAGTAGTCTCTGCTTCTGTGACTTGTGCAGTCAGAGCCGTGAGATTTTTAGTTGCAGTATCGGCAGTACTCTTAGCCTGATCAGCTGTAGTTTTTGCAGTGGATGCCGTTGAATTAGCTTCTGAAGCCGCTTTACTCGCATTGTCAGCTGTGGTTTTAGCGGTACCAGCAACTGATGAAGCATTTGACGCTACCTGACTTGCAGAATCGGCGGTTGATTTAGCATCACTGGCAGTCTTACTTGCTCCTTCTGCTGTTGACTTGGCAGCATTTGCAGTACTATTGGCTGTCGAAGCTGCCGACGAAGCACTGGATGCGACACTAGCGGCATTATCAGCCGTCTTCTTAACATCTTCAATAGACTCGACTACACTCTTAGAACCAATAAACAAATCTTCTACAGCAATTGCAAGTTTATACTTACCTTCACTGACTCGGTAGAATTTCACATACTGGCTGGCATCCCCGAACACAAACTGACCGTCGTTATCCATATAAATACCACGAGTCGTATTTCCGACAGATTCCTTAACTCCAGAATAGATAGAATCCTGACCTATTTTGAATCCACCAATTGTGGCACCAAAGGCAACAAGATCTTCTACATCAATCTTAGTAGCTGTAATAGATTTTGCTCTGATAACCTGTCCATTCAAGCTATTATAATCTGTCTGCTCTTTCTCAACAGTCATTCCATCTGTGTTGAGTTTGTAATAAAGGCCATCAGAACCCTTAATTACAAGCTTCTCCGCAACAATTGTATTTCCTTTGATAAGATCCCCAGAGATAGTAACACCAACCAACTCACCAGTGATTGTTGCATCTCCAATGGTTACATCTTTAATCAAACCAGACTGAGCATAGAAATACTCCATTGCAGTCTTTCCAATATTACTGAAATCAATATTGGCATATTTTAAATCAGCATCTTTTGCTGAGAGTTTTCCTGTTTTAAGATCCTCAATACTTGCTTCATTGGCTTTAAATTTTTCAGTGGTTGTTTCCTTAAATGAAGCTACATCGCCATCAATCTTTTTAATTTTAGCATCTTGAGCTGTTAATTTCTCTGTAGTTGTCTCTTTAAAGTTTGCTACGTCGCCACTAATCTCACCAACTTCTGCTTTAATTGCTTTGAGTTGTGCGGTGTTGACTTTATCCGCTACAACTTCTTTTAATCCTTCGACTTCTTTAGTTCTTGCTGCCGGTGAAGATAAATTACCAGTAATCATTGCTTTATGATTCTCAATGATCACAGTAACTCTCTCGCCATCTTCAACGTTTATAACTGTAGAGACGGGAGTCAAGCTTTCACTTCCGTCAATCTTAACAGAAACGGTACCGCCCTCTCTATGAACGGTACCGGTTAAAATGGTAGGAGTTTTCGTCTCCTCTTTCTTATTTACAGCAGCAACAAAGTCTTTTATAACTTTCTTATCAAGACTCATTATAAATCACCCCATAACTGTTTTGTGAACACACCAGTCTCTTCAACCTGACATGCAGCATCACATGGTATAGACTGACTTGTTATTCTTACTTTCACGTTTTCCAACCCGGCTCTTTCGTAATTCAATCGAACGCAATCACCCACTCGAACCGGATAATAAGCATGTTTAAATGTAACTTTGTATTCCAAAGTCGATTTAGCCTTCAATAGATTCTTTGCATAAGTATCTAAGATAGATTGAGACACCGTTCCAGTGATGTTTGGATTGGTGTCTCTATATAAAATCTCTCTCCCTCTATTTACAGTTGAAGTTATGCTTGTCGGATCGTTATTCTCTATTCGAGACTTGAAGAATTGATTGTCACCCGAATAAATAACCTCTACCACATTTGGAACCCCATACAAATCGTATTCCGTGCTGATACTAGGCTGAAGAATTGAATGCTCATCATCTCCAAAGGTAACGACTGGCTGCATTGCTTCCAGCTCTCGTTTCGGAGAAAACGTAACAGTTCCCATCTCATCGGTAGAAAAACTGAAATCAGCTTTAGCAATCAGATCAGAATTGAAAGTCAACCATGTATCATCTGTATTTGATACAAAATTCTCAACAAGGGTCTTCTTGCTTTCTGTCACGATCAATGGAGCCCTCATATGTTCCTGAATGTTCTTACATGCATTCTCCATAATGTTCGCATTCTTCATTACAGTAAATCCATACGGTGGTAATGTTTCCTTCAACTCTACCAACGGCATATAAGCATCTATAGACATGCTTGCAATCTTACCGTCGAAGTCATTTCCAGGAGTTTGAGCGAGTACTGTCGCTAAAGGGAACTTCTCAGTAACTCCATTTTGAATTACCACCATGTATATACGGACATAGCACTCGTTCAGTGATTCAGTGACTTCCAAAGTAGCATGACCAGTCGTAGCTTCACTGCTATCTCTTTCAATTGTACTTGATTTGACACAGGTTATTCTGGATTTGTCGCACCAAGAAAGAGGATCTACGAGATAATACTCATAGGTCCTCTGCATAGATTTAGTCCAATCTGGCATTAAGCATCCCCCTCTACCCTAGTAAGTGTCAGCGTCACCGGAATGACTAATGTATTATGTGTTTGTTCGAATGATACTGCTACATTCGCCCAGTATCCGCTTCCGGAAGGCTCTCGAACATAGCAATCACCCATATAAATGCTCAATCTTCTAAGCATACTCAATGTATCCATATCAGTCTTCGGAACATCTGTCTTCCATGTTGACGTAACTCCAAGCTGAGTACCATAATAACTGACCGGATGCTGTCTACCAACATACTTGATGCATTCAACGTCTTTGTCATTGCTATCAGATATGTCGATATTATAAGGAAGCTTTAAGATATTGCCGAGATAAGTAGGATCGTTGTCCATGTCACTTGCACCAGCATATGATTCATTCGGGTAATCAGTATCAGTCCACTGTTCACCCCACTGAATAATGATCGGTACTGGGTCAGGTGCTAATGCTGTTCCGACAGGTTCCGCATCCGTATCATTGTATACAGATGCACCGGTAATTGTTGATGTTGCTACGATTCGATACTGTACCTGGTTTAGTGGTGGATGAGGGTCGTGCAACCAAGTTGTTCTGGTGTTCGCTACTTGCGTTTTGTTGATCTTGGTGAACGTACCATCGTAATTGATACGGTAGACGTCCAATATAACGTTCTCCGCCAATCCATATACCTGAGGATTTTCAAGCTCATCGCTATCTCCATCAGGCTCTTCTGGAATTTCTATCGTCGTATCTTCACAATACGGACAAATCTCGATCGACATGGTTTCAGGATCAATATCACTCATGATTACCTGCGGACTAAGTTTTGTGTCGTCCATGTTAACCCAACGAGTAACTGAATAAGATGCAGATAAACCAGATTCCATATACACTGTGCATTTCAAACTGTAGTGCATGGCGTTCTCAAGATGAACATCTGTAGCCACAATATTAAAAGATCCGGTTTTATCCTTAGTGTCAATAACTTTGGAAAATATTTCGTCATCCTTGAATACCATTACTCGTGTACCGTCATATGTATCATACCAGTAATTCTCCTGAGCAAAGATTTGTATGTGGAACGTTACCGGTATCTGTGAAGTAGGCCCGGTTATATATCCCATTTTGATTGGGAATGATGTGATGTTCTCGTTTGTACCGTTGACGTCCAAACTGATTGTCGGTTTGGGATAGATGTCGATAGTTCTTTCTTCAGACCAGTCACTCCAGTACTGATCAGCGGTCATTGCTCCTTTAGTTCGAACTTTCCAGTAGATTTTGCTTCCCTCAGCATAATCGGACACATCCAATTTATACTCAACGGTAGCATCTCTTTCGTCTCCGACACGAGTATTCTGCCATGTGAGAGTCTTTGATGAGCCATTCACGGTAACCATAATCTGAGCCCAGGTCTGACTTGAGCCGTCAGTTGCATTATGTACCCAGTACAAGATCGGCGTTTCACCGACACCAACTTTAGTCGCCGAAGACCATGTAGTCGGTGCCGATGGTTTCTTACCGATTGTAAGTCCAGTGTAACCGGAATATGGCGACTCTCCTCCACTGTTCTTAGCTCTTACTTGAAAATACCAGGTTTTACCAAGAGCCAGAGTTGAATTGTTTGCGAATGTATAAGATGTTGACTTATCAGACGTTGAAACTGTTGATACACCATCAGATTGTCCAAATAATGACGGATCATTTGTATATGCAATTTCATAGCTTGTCGCGGTTGGTGATGCGTTCCAAGAAACACGTACATCGGTTCCATCTACACCAACAATTACAGCGTTGATTCCGGTAGGTGCTGGCGGATATGTTACAATGTCTGATGAATAACCAGACCACTCACTGTATGCATTGTATGTAGAACTATAACCTCGACATCGTACTTTATAAGTGTTACCGGGATTAACTCTACATGATGCTTTAACTGTCTTAATATTGGTTTTCTGAAGCAAGCCTGATGCAAAATATTCCCAACCATTATTAGCCCATACCTGAAATTGAATATGGGTATTCTTCAGATTATCGTCAGTTATTTCGAAATCCAACTGCAGATTATCAACAGCATTTATTGTTGCTGATGGTGCTGATGGAACTGCAGTTTTATTAGCGTTGATACTGAACCAATTTGATATCTGTGTCCCACCTTTATAAGTGGCATTGGTTGTCTTTTGTTTCTTTTTAGCCGTTTTGTTCTTATAATATTTATAAGTTTTTCCTACAACTGTCACTTTGACTGCTACTTCGACAGCGTCTGATGGCGGACTATAAATAATGTTATATATAGCATCAGTACTATTTGACGCTCCATTTGCACCGGCCTGAACGGTGTCAGTGGAACCTTCGATTCTTCGATTTCCTACTTTATACAGCCATTGAAGCTTATATTCTTTAACAGCTTTTGAACGCCTCTTCAAGTTCATGTTGAACTGGGCGACAACCTGCGTATTACTTCCTGGAGTAAACGATATAACAGGTTTTGATGTGCTGTATACGGTTTTATCAGTTCCTGTTCTATATCCCATTATGCCCTCCCGTTCATCTTAACTGCTCTTACCAATGTCTTAACTGCATTTGCCGTTGTACTTCCGTCATCATACGTAACACCATTTACTGTGTATACGTTCTGCGGTCTGTCAAGGATATCCTTACGAAGACCGTTAATTGCTGAGACAATGTCAGAATTATCTCCATTTTGATTTATTCCAAAGGATGCTCCAGCCATAGCCATGTTCTGTCCAACTGTGAGATTTGTCATCATAGTATTTATACGTTGGATACCTGCTCGAACCTGAGAATCGTCAATTACTGGAGTAATGGTTGGGGATGTGTCAAGTCCGCTGCTCATAAGAGCCGAAATCATGTCAAGTGAATTCTGTAATCCTGCTAATGATGCAGTTGCAACATTGGAACCAGCGGACTGAGCTGATTTCTGACCGTCAGAAAGGGCATTTGTCAAACCTTGTACAGCATAATCACCTACCGCATAAAATTCTCGTGAGGGTGAGTGAATGCCAAGTCTTGCTTTTGCGGCTGCCAAAGCTTGTGCTGCAACATTCGAAGCGGCATTGATTGCACTGGATGCTCCTGCTCCGATACCTCCAGCTAAACCAGCACAAAGATATACACCTGCTGAATAATATCCGCCGTAATGTGCTTTTGCTGCTGGTAAACCTGCTGATGCTACATTCGAAGCGGCACTGACAACTGAACCTCTACCTGCTGTAATAGCTGATGCAAAGGATTTGATCATGCTACTACCAAGTGTCTTAAACGATGCGTTCAAGGACGTACTTCTGGTCTGTACGGTGCTAGACAATCCATCAAACAGTCCACTCATGGCTGATGTCGCTCCAGATGACGCGGAAGTAATAGAACTGCTCACTCCAGACATCGTATCACCCATGGAACTACTCATGTTCTTCAGATATGACTGCATTCCACTTGTATCAAAGCTTCCCTGACATTTAGACATAGTGTTATACAGCTTCTGAATCGATGCGGACACAGCGTCCATCTTACCAGTATCTACTGTATTGACATACTGACCAAATGCATTGAGTTTAATACCGAACTGAACTATGGTGGTGCCGAATGTATCGATTCCAGTAAGCCCTGAAAGTTTAGTATTCAGATCTTGCATCTTACTTCCAAGTGTATCTACGAACACAACAAGATTTGATGTGTCGATGGTCTGTCCTGCTGTCTTACTACACATGTCATAGAAGACCTGCATTGCTGTTGAAACAGCTGTAATCTTACCGGCATCCACAGAAGCAATCTCTGAATAGAATCCAGTAGTAAATTGTGTGCCGAACTGCATAAGGTTCTGAGCAAACGTTGTGAGATTTGAAGATGCGGCAGCAAAGCCATTATCTGCTCCCATACTGTTTGCAAGTGTGACCAGTTTCTTGGTAACATCCATAACGGTATCCATCTGACCGCCATCGATACCTGATGCTGAACCCGAGAAATCAGAAAGACTTGTTCCAAATTTCTTAAGAGATTCACCGAATCCGCCAATATCGTTATTGCCTGTAAACCAACTGATAAGACCACCAGATGTAGGAACATCGTTTGCAAGCTGTGTCATCAGCTCGCCAGCTCTCTTAGCAGCTGCAACAGCATCTTCATTTATAGCATTATCACCGGATACGGAACTTGAGAAGTCGCTCATGGCTTTACCAAAAGCTTTAATGCCTTCTCCAAAGCCAGACATATTCTTCCAACCTGTGATTTTCTGAATAATACCGTCTGTTTCTGGAAGAGCGTCATTGAGTTTCGCAAGACCTTGAGCTACTTTAACCACACTCTCAAGATTTCCAGTATCAGTGATATTTGCTGTAGATTCGGCAAAGAATTTCATCGCATCGCCAAGATTAGAAGCTCCTGTTGCGAACAGTGATAAGTCTTTCGATCCAAGCCAAGCCTGAAGCTTACCACCGGTTGCTGGAAGTGCATTATTCAGATCAGAAATACTCTGAGCTACAGACACAACGTCTTTCATGTGTCCAGTATCAGTTATACCCTGCGTTGCATTATAGAAAGATGTAAGCGCTGTGCCAAGTGAAGTAAGATTCGTACCAAGACTTGCAAGTGAGCTGTTACCGGTGAATTTCTCAAATAATCCATCCAGAATACCAGAACCAACAAATGAACCTATAGCAGATGCTAAAGTTCCAGCTGCAGTTGCACAATCCGGATTCAAGGTAGATAACATACTAAAGAATCCAGCTGCGTTCGTAGCAAAATTGGACAAATTAGATCCGATTGCTGGTAAACCAGAAGTAGCTCCCGCAGCGAATCCACCGATTAGTGCACCAGCAGCATCTCCTACCTTATAAAGTACTGTTTTAAGGTAATCGAGTGCATTATCGACTCCGCCTCCTGTAAAACTGTTTACAAGACTGAGTACCCCACCAAGCGCAGACATAAGAGTAGCCAAAGTTCCAACGAAAGCTACTAATCCAAGAGCTGCTGTTGCTGCATTAGCTGGGTTTACGTTGGTTACTGTTAGAACTGCACATGCCGCCGCTACAGCTCCCAATACTGCAGAAAGTCCACGCGCTACACTCAGCACTTTATCCGAGTTTGGTATGTTTGCCAGCACGCCTAGAACCATTGCCATTACGGCAACAACCCCAGCCATAACCAACAGAGACTTTCTGGCTCCGATGATGCTTTTAGATTGTGATTCTACAAGAGTAAACATACCCATAAGCGACATCATCGCAACGGTGGCTACTGCCAATTTTACGCTATCAATCATAGACAGCAGCGCTACCGAACCGGCTAATACTCCTATAACGACTGCCATGTTCATAAGCGGTTTGGCATTTATCGTTTTCATTTCGCCAGAAAGCTTTGTCATGAGTGTCGCAATAATAGCTAATGCGCCAATAGCACCAACAGCTTTTACTATATCGCCATCATCAATGCCAGCGATCAGTTTTATCGCTCCCGCTAATATAAGAACACCAGCAGACATTGCAAGTATTCCCTTGCCGAGCTTATCGCTATTACCACCGCCGGGAAGTTTCGAAATTCCCATCAGAACTCCATATAATATGGTAATAAGCCCTAATGTAATAATTCCTTTTGCTATATCACCGTTATCTATTCTCGCAATCTGTTTAATAGCTGTAGCTATAAGAATAAAGCTTGCCGAAATCGCAAGTATTCCTTTACCAGCAACCTGCGCATTTTGTCCTGCCAAACGTGTAGCAAGCATAACACCCGAGAGGACTATCACGACTGCGGTTAATCCACCCAATCCTTTTCGCATTTCGTCAGGATTCATTTTCGCAAGCTTCTTAATCGATAGAACTGCCAAATATAAAGAGGCTGAGATCGCAATAAGCGACTTAGCTCCAGCACTAGATTTGAATTTTGTGGCTGTATATTCCATGAACACATTCATACCGGCCAAAGCGCCCATAAGACCACGCATAGTATCTACTGCTTTATCAATATCGCCTTCCGCGTTTGAAAGGCTTTTTAACGCTTGAACCATTATAAACATGGCTACCGCTATAGAGGTCCATGATTTGCTATCGGTTCCATATGATAAGTTCGAAACTATCGAATCTACAACCATCATTGCGGCCATTAACTCACCAAGCAATATAGCGTTATTTAATGCAGACTGTGTATCCATGCTTTCCATAACTTTAAGAGCTACGGCCATTATAAGCATGGATTTTGCTATGGATTTCATTTCCTTACCGGAACCTGATAAAACCGTAAATTTATTAACCAAACCAGCGACGATTGATAATCCAGTCAATAATCCTGCTATAATAGCCAAACTTCCCCAAGCTCTTGTCAACCCATCTTTTGGTAGTAAGGATAACACCGTTAAAGATGCGGCCAGTATAGCAATAGATTCTGCTACGTTTTTTATTGCTCGACTTCGTTTCACCCACTTATCGGCTTTAAGACTTGCGCCTAAACCTTCAAGAACTTTGTTTAAACCAGTACCGGCATCCGATAAATCCGGAAGCCATGAAAACAAGTTTTTAACAGCAGATACTAACTTCATTACCTGCTTTGCCGCCAGAATAATAACCCCGCTTCCAACTATTACCAAAATAGGAGCCCAGTCAATATCTGATAGCTTATCTTTCATACTGTCGGCAAAATCACTGATGCCATCACGAAGTTTTGATAAATTGTCGATGACTGTATTCCATGACTTATCTTTGAGCTTTTCCAGACCGTCGCCAAACGATTCGAAATCACCGACCACTATGGATAAACCTTTGTGAGCAAGCTCTTTGAATTTTTCAATCCCTTTACCTGCTGTATCAAAGATCTTATCCGTATTAACAAAATAATCGAAGACATTCTTTTTAAAATCTTTGAGAACATCTTCGATATTGTTCAGATCAATCTTATCAAGTTTTTTACATCTGTTAACGAAAGCTAAAAGACGATCGGCTCCACCGTCAAAGTAAACGCCAAGTTTATCAAGACCCTTACCCCATTCTTCCTGAACTTTTTTGATTCCATTTTGAACCTGTTCAGATTCATAAAGTTTTGTAGTCCATTCTTTAATAGTCTTAGCACCGGTCTTCAATCCAGATGAAACCATTTTAAGACCAGTAGTGTAGAGGGTATTATTGTGTATAGCATCTCTCAGTTTTACGATATTATCACCAAGATTTGCTGTGAATTCCAGAATGTCGATATCAGACATCTTAAGCAAATCACACAATGTCCTAAAGCCAAAACGTACTACTCCTCCGGTGATAGTTCCTACAATATCCAATGCTGCAAACAGCCCTTTGAAAGATCGCTGTAACTGATCGCTGGTCTTAGAACTATACATGAGATTGAATGATAAATCATGTATCTTTTGTATGATCCCATACAAATCATCGGACGTAAATTCTTTTGGGAAAATGTCTTTATAAGCTGCTTTAACGTCATGAGCTATACGAATAAGACTTTTCCATGCATACCCAATGGATTCGATTGCTAAATCCCTACCGCCTTTTTTAGTAATATCGCTCATCAAATCATCGACATTACTCTTGAGTTTGTCAGTAGAACCAACAGCATCTTGCAGCGCTTTTACTGTGTTTGGACCAACAATACCATCTATTGATAAACCTTTAGCTTCCTGAAATGCTTTAATAGCTGCAGTCGTCTCTGAACCAATAAGACCATCAGAACCGTATTTACTCAAATTGTATCCAAGCTGCTTAAGAGCTTCCTGAACGTTCTTTACATCGTCACCGGTATCTTTAAGATGTAACAATCTATCAATATTTAGGTTAGCAACTCCGCCGAGACTTTTCTTAAGTAAATCGGATGATACTGCCCCAGCACGAATTGCCTTCTCCAAAGAACCGTATTTCTGAACAAGAGCATCCGCATCGCCACCGTTTTCATTGATAGCAGCTTTTACTCTATCCTGAAAAGCTGTCGTTTCAATACCGGCGTCATTAACAGATTTAATAAATTTATCGTAATTCGAAGTAAGTGCATCGTAAAGCAAGTCATTACGCTTATTTGCAGAATTATTGATAATATCACTTAAAGTATCAGATACAACTGTAAGTGATTCTTTCGCCTGATCAAAGTCACCGACAATGTACTCCCAACTCTGAGTCCATCCAGATTGCATTGCTTCAGCCAGAGTATTGAATAACTGTGTGAATGTTTTTACTTTGGTTGCAGCATCATTAGCTGTCTGACCCATTTTGATTATCGAAGCAATCTGTTCATCGGTGTACCCCATCGTCTTCAGCTGAGATTCATTGAGGTCACCGGTAAATTTGGATAAGGTTTCGGTAAGGATACTGGATGTAAGCCATCCTTTACTTAAAGTTTCTCGGAATGATCCTTCATCCTTAATCATCTGGTCAATGGCAACACCATGAACACGAGCAGTCTCTTTCAGTGCATCCTGAAAGACCTGACCACCCATACCCGCATTTACCACGGAGTTCCAGTCCTGAAGTTTAACAGTACCAGCTGCTAATGCCTGTGAAAGCTGATACATAGCAGTACTTGCCTGCTGAGAGTTTGAACCGGACACAGCTGCTAAATTGGCAATACCTTTAATTGCCTGAACTGATGTATCCAGATCGACACCAGCCGCCGTAAATGTACCAATATTACGGGTCATTTCCGTAAAATTGTAAATTGTCATATCGGCGTAATGATTCAGCTCATCCAAAGCTGCATTTACCTGATCAAGGGTAGTTCCTTTGCTCTCTGTATTAGCAAGAATTGTCTGGACAGAGTTAATCTGTGTCTCGTACTCCTGGAAACCAGATTTCACAGGATCTATAGTCAATGCAGACATAAGTGTTTTGCCTGTTGCAATGGCAGAATTCGTAATGTTCTGCAGAGCTGTCATTCCGATGATTCCCATAGTAGAGAATCTGTCTGAAATGCTTGCCACATCTGACGCCAGATTTTTCATAGAGAAATTCTTGGCTGTACTTTCAAGATTTGACAGACTTTTAGAAGATTTATCAAGATTTAATCCCTTCTTGAGGTTTTCCAAGGAAATTAAGCTCTTCTTAATACCTTGCTCAAACTGGTCATTTCGGAATTGCATCTCGACGACTCGTTCGTCAATACTACTCACAGTGAAGTTACCTCCTTCCACATTCCATCAGCCATTGCATCGAATATCGGTCGTAAAGCAGGATTAATATAATCCCTACCTTGGACATAGCCGCCGTTTCTCGTACCATGACCGTATTGCAGAATGATGGCAATATTCACACCTTTGTTAATATTTGAATTTGTCCAGTAAATAGAAATGCCCCCTTTGGAACGCTCTATGTTATAGTTCCAAGAGGAGGCGGTCTTTCCCGAATCAACAGGAGTCGCTTCAGCAAGAGCTTGAACGCCCTGCTGACAATATTGCTCAATGACTTTTAAATATTCAGCCCTGGACGCTTTTTTAAGAAACTTTTCTGTATGGTTGAAGTTTCCGCTATGCTTAAACGTAATCATTTTGAAATTTCCTTATCACTGACGGGCAATGTACTCAGCACATACAAAACCATAATACTTATTTGCGATGCGCACATAATACCAGTCTTCATTTTCACTATCTTCGATAGTGTCGCACACATCTACCAAATCGTTACGATTGAGTACTGGGTATTTTTTGATTTTTGGATTATCGGTACCGGCCCAAGATCGAACATTTAAACATTCGTTAGCAATGACTCTACCGACAAACTTACGAACTTTAGAAAGTTTTTTAGCGGTCGCTGTAGATGCTGCATCAGCGGTCGTTTCATAATCGATCCAAACATATCCATCGATATCTTTACAATTTCTGGAGTAAACTTTGTCGCAAACCATTCCACCATTAGCAATGACTACGTTCTTGTCAGTCCGCGACGTATTTCCGCCATTTGTATAGATTTCGGTAATCGTAACTTTGGTGACTCGTTCGATATGGCTACCGTTACGGAAGATCACGAGAGCTCCAAGTTTGGGTTCTTTATGCCATGTACCATTTGCTTTGGCATGTTTCGTGATTTCTTCGCAGTTATAGAATCCACCACCCATATGTGCAAGAGCCTTCTTAAGACCAAATGTAAGAACATCAATCCAGAACTGATACTCTGCACACCATGGCTTTCCCTGACAACCCGGCTGCCCCCAAGAGTTTACATCTCTTGCATATTTGGTATAGTTTGCAGAACCGGCGTTTGCAGTTTTGTCGTCAAGCATGGATGCTGTAGCTTTCTCCATGTAGCCAGTCTGAGCTGCCATAAGTTCGGCACATTTCTCCCACAGAGTTTTGGTTGTAGTCACGGGAATTGATTCTGCTGAATTGTTGTTTTTATCTAACTTATAATCAGTATAAAAGAGATTCATGTCGACTGGTCCAGAGATTCCTTCGACAGTTCCTTTACTTGAGTACTGCCACCCGATTCCTGCCGATGGTTTCAGTCTTTCCTGAACTGTACCATTGTCCTTGTACGGATATGATGCAATCCAATAATCATAATTAAGAGTCTTTGTATCGAGAATATTCTTATACCAATTTGTATTGCAGTAGATGCCGGTCTTATATCCGGCTTTTGCAATTTTATTTAAAAAAGCCTTTGCAATACTTGCGATTGCTGCTTTTCCAAGAGCCGCCTGTTTGTCCCATTCCAGATCATAAAATACCGGAAAATCAAGGTGTCTATTATTGAGAACGGCTAAAACAGCATCCGCTTCTTTTTCAGCTTCGGCAACCGTTTTTGCATAACTGTATTTATATACCCCTACAAGTACTCCGTTTCTTGTAGCTCCTTTGTAATTGTGTTCAAAAGATGCATCAATACCTGTTTTCTGGTGAACACGAAGAATTGCTACTTCTACTGTTTTAGAGACCTTTTTCCAATCAGGTTTTCCCTGATAACTGGATACATCAATTCCTAAAAGTTTCATACTGTCACCCCTTCGAATTGTATTTATTTCTGTTTGCCTGATTAATCGCCCTATTACGAGCATATATATCTTTCTTACTCATCTTCTTTTTAGGAGAATTTTTAATATTGCAGACTCTAATAAGAGTGAGTAATCTATTCAAATGCCATTTTTCGCATTCGAACGGTATATTCAAAGCAATCATCCAATAATAAATTTCTTCAGAAGTTACTATCTTTTTGGATGATGTTTTCTTATCATTACCGTTTTTGAATGTCGTGGCAGTCATTTCATCGTTTATATAGTTTTCAATATTTGTAATGTCCTTGCCTGAAAGAGCCTCATAATATGCAGGATCTACATCTCCGTTAAGAGTCATGCACCTGATATAATCTCTCATCTCACTGGGAGTTTTATTTGATGTCGAGAATGGCTTATGCCACTTAGATTCCCATTTTGAAATAGAGATGAGAGAATGCTCTAATTTAAGAACTATAGGTTTTAAATAAGTGAACTCATTCGTTCTTTCGTTGAATAATTCAACTTGATTAATATTTATGGAGAGCATTCTCAGACCTCCCTGTTGTGACTTATACGCCAGCTACAATCTGATCAGCTGCAACGTCAGCAGAAGCTTTTCTCACGCTTTCCGGCATGATTTCATTCGTAAATTTGATTGCAAAATCTGTATCACGCATAATCTTCATATACAGTTTCTCGTATGCTCCTGTCTGTGAAAACGCTTCAGAAATCTCTTTGGATTTCATAAATCTTCTGCCATCCGGAGATTTCTCGCCATACGACTTAAGAATGAGGTCTTTGAACACAGCAAGAATTTTCTGTTTATCTTTCTCATCGATAATTTTTCTAAGCATTTTCTCCAGACCACCCGGATAGCTTGCTTCCATCTCCATAATCTCCGGTTCACTTAAACTGAATCGAAGTGTTTCTTTTCTTTCATTGCCATCAAAATCTGTATAATCAATGGTTGTAATAAACATAATGTGTACTCCTTTCCATATAAAAAGGAGCTCTATATTTCAAGAGCTCCAATATCATTCGTAATGTTATTCAGTTGCGCTGGTTTTTGGAAACATATCAATTACCTCTTTAAGGCTCGGAAGAGTAGGTTCATTGGCTTCGTCCCCATACAGTTTCTTTTCAAGCTCAGCGAGCTTAGCTTTGTCAGCTTTAGTAGAATCGATTGTGATTCTTGCAGACGGTTTATAATCACCGATGTTGACTGGAGTCGTTGTTGCTTCCCATGACATTGTGATAGCATCTGGACTATCATTCACTGTCTCATACGCTGTTTCGCTCGGAGAGACAGTTGCATTGTATACAAGATGCAGTTTATAGCCTTTATCGGAATCCGTATCACTTCCGATTTTTGTACGATATGCAAGACCGAACGGCACTCTTTTCTGCTGTCCGATGTACACACCCGGACCAACTTCAACAGATCCATCGCAAACAGCAAACTCATCTGGATACATATAAGCTTCGATTGTAAGTCCAAATTCTTCAGCAGCACGAAGAGAAGCATACTTAATGTTATCAGCATAGAGTACTGTCTCATCTGCACCAGAAGGACTTTCTGTCACTCCTGATAATCCATTCCACGGAACTCCATTTTCATATGTTCCGGAATCATCTGTTTTCTGTACATAAAGTACGCCATGATCCACGCCAAGTTCATATTTGCGGTCACCTGTTTTATCCCAAACAATTGCAGACATATATTTTCCTCCTAATGTTTAATAATAAATGTGATAAATGTAATGATTCAGATTATCGGCTGTATAAGGCCTGTCAAACCGACATCTCGGTAACATGGCTATTTTGTCGATAACATCTGAATCTGGATCTTTACAAATAAATACAAGTTCGTATTGTCTGGAAAAGCGATATGGAACGTCGTCAGCATATTCTGTATTACCGCCCTCCAAACGATATCTAATACAGGGATAAGACATTTTAAGATTATCAGGAGGCTGGAAATATACATTATCAGAGCCAAGAATTTCTTTAAGCTTTTTACCTAATTCAATTCTTTTAGACATTGTACTTACCTCCCAAACTTAAAATAATTCGGGGTCTCTGGATTTCAATGCTTGTTACTTTCCATAAGACCCCCATCCACTGTACATATTTAATGGCAAAAGCATTTTCATAAGCGTAGCTGTCAGCCACAATGCTTATGCTGTTATTAACGATCACATCATCGTTTAACCCCTCCGAAGCTTGATATCTTTTCTGATTCCGAAGCACATCACCTTTATATAGTCGTTCTGTAAGTACTCCGCTATATACATCCGGGGATGTTTCTTCGGTGCTAAGATAACCTACTTTTCCATAAAACTTTGCCATTTTGAATTTCTCCTTCTAATCAGCCAACATGATCCTGAGTACCTTCGTCAGATCCAGCGACAGAAGCAGCTGTGACATCTTCTTCCAGAGCGATTGCAGAGTATACCCTTGTAAGGGCACCAGACAGTCTTGTCTCAATCAGGTATTTCTCCTGGTTGAAGTCAATATCAAACTGTTTAAATCTTGTGATTTCTCCACCCTTTGTAGAACCCACATGATAGTCATCAAGGTTTACGAACAGACCAAGCAGTTTCTTTGTTTTATTTCCAGTCTTAGTCGTACGTGTAAGACCTTCGAACTGTTCTGCAGTATGAATGGCAGATACATTAAGAGCTGCAGCAAGATCTGTTACAGAGTTGTAAATACGACGACCATTAAGATCTCTTGCCAGAAGCATCCGATTCAGAAGATGCGGTGTACAGTAGAATTCCAGAGAACCGGAACCTTTATACTGTTCTCTTGAAAACAGAGAAGCGTTTACGATTGCTTCAGCGAAGACATAGTTTTCGCCAAAGTTTGCGCTGGTGTTTGTGCCCTGCAGTTCTTTCTTAGCAGCTGCAATATCAATGTCGGTATGAATGGTATACAGGTCATCATCATTCCAGATAGATCTGATATGTGTCTCTTCAATCTTTTCTTCATCACCTTCAGCACGACCGTCACCAACCATGATAGCCATGGCGATTTCTTCATTAAGATTCATTTTCATGATGCCATACTGATACTCAACAACATCGAAATCTGTGATATCGATAATATCATCTCTGTGAAGAGAATCTTTACGATATACAGTCTGCGGATCTGTTGTTCTGGTAAGCAGAGAAATATTTGGAGCATCTTTCTTCTTTTTACCCTTTACATAACCCGATGCTCTGAGTTTCTTGTTACGTACATCAGCCTGACGAGTACGGATTCTGGAGATTGGAGATTTATGAACCTTATTCATTACATTTCCAACCCAGCCCTGATCTCTTGTGATGAGTTCCGGTGCACCAGGTTTTGTAAGCTGATAATCTGGGAACAGTGTTTCAATGCTATCGATACCGTGTGACAGTTCAGTATCGTGATCGGCTTCGTAAATACGAATCGCATTCTGCAGGCTACCTACGTTGCTGGTCTTAGCCATAGCAATAATGGATTCCTGATCAGAATGAGTCAGTGTGTTCTCGTTACTATGAGTTTCTTTGTCAAACACATTATGTTTCATTTCTTCTCCTCCTTCGGAATTGTGTTCTATTTTTTCATCGGATTCGTCGTCCTGATCGTCAGAGTCATCAGTTGTAAGGGCCTCACCAAGTAAATAAGAAACGACTTCTTTCTGTTTCTCATTTAAAGTTTTGAGGATATCTTCAACCGTTTCGTCGTCAGATTTCTCGGAGTCATCTGATTTCTTTTCGGATTCTTCTTTTTTAGATTCTGTCGGTGATTCATCACCATGCCACAGACTGAACTCTTCGCCGGTATAAATGATTCCTTCATCAGCGTCAGCGTGCTCAAGTCCAATCTGACTGATAGACGCTCCCGGATTAGCAGGTGCATAAACAAGACTTACTTCACGAATAACGCCATGAGATACATTTTTGGCAGTATCCTGAATAAGCCCATTTGCATGAATGGACAATGATGTGATGTCGCCATGCTCAACAAGTGCTTTAGCTTTCTGAGCATTATCGCTATCATTGAATGAGCAATATGCCATTACGCCGTCATCTGTATACTCAAGATCGGCATGACCAAGTACATTATCTGGGACATCGTGTCTATGATTCCAAATGAGCGGAACTCTTCGACCATCATCATCTTTAAATGCACCAGTCATGATGGTTCTACCATCAGTGCATTTCATGTTGGCTTTTGTTGCCCATCCAGCAAAGTCATACTTCTTCTTTGCCATTTTGATTTTCCTCCTTCGGTTGTACTTGTTCTGAACGGTCCGCTGCAGGTTCACTTAAGTTAGCATTCCTTAACTCATCAGCCTTAGGATCGTCAGACGGTTTCATTCCGATAACTTGGCGCATTTCGTTCTTCGTCATGATTTCATTTCTTGTGAATTTGTCTGCTATCTCAGCAATATCATTTACGGGAACTAACTTGAACGGATCTCTAAAGAATTGAATAGAGTGATTACGTGACCGAGCGGTCTTTGTTAAGAACTTTCGTTTCATTTCGTCGACCATTGCTGATACAATGGGCTCAATTGAACGATTGTAGTAGTTCAGCATGGTCTTCTCGTCGGCTGTACCGTCCAGAATTGACTGGGTGATACCGAGCTGACTGTATAGTAAATTTGTAAGGTATTCGATCTGGGACATCAGGTTGTTGTCTACTGATCGGTTAAGCTGCGTAACTTTTTCGGCAGCATCAATGTAAGCGACACCGTATTTGGAGCCTGCCAATTGCATTTCAAGCTCTTTCTTTCGCTCTTTAGCTTGAGCGCGTTTAAGATCAGATTTAACAGTATACGGTAACTGCACAATCAAATCGAGCTTTCCGGAACCAGACTGCTCATCAATGGCATCCAGCAGATTGAGTTTTCGAATAAGTCTCTGCATCGTGGAGTTCGGTTCGTTCATAACTGCGAATAACGGATTTTCGATGATTGCAACTGTAGACTTTGGAACTTTAATATCCTCCTGATAACCTTTCTGAGCATTGTAAACTCTTACGAGAATATGCCTTGGGTACCATTCCAAAATCTTTCCAGTTCTCATAGATAAAATTCCATAAGAGTCAGTAAGATCTACATCATCGTCAGTCTCAATAGGAACAAGGGCTACGCATCCTTCATCCATCATTGACATGACTGCATCTTGAATAAATGAACGTCCAGTCTGATCAATATTTGCTTCCAGACTTAAACAGGTGTTCAGTCCATCGTTAACTTCATCTTTGTATCGTTTTTCGTCGTCGAGTAATACGTGCCGAATATTAAGTGCTGCAACATCAAGTGCAATTCGGTTGTATACCGACGTAACAATTGATCGTTCGTTACCTCGACTAAATCGAACTCGGTCTGGTCTAAACGAGTATCCTGGTCCAGTATCATATTGGTACCGTGTTGGATCTCGATTAAACACATTCCAAGCTTTTTTAACTGCGTTAATTAAGCCCATTTTGTTCCTCCTTTGGGTAAAAAAATCGAGAGACCTTGCACTAGGCAAGACCCCTCGGTTCTGACGTCGTTTTTTTTTATATATATTGACTTCCAAATATAACAAATACAATAAACATTACCCCGACTATTATCCATATAATAGCATCGGTTCTTGTTTCATTCTTTTTTCGTTCCCTCTCGGTAACTTCTTGCTCTCTGACTATGACGCGCTTAGTCTCTTCTTTATCATGCTGTACCTCTTTCCATGCATGACTCTTGATTCGCTGTTTTGTTACCGAGTCGCTTTCCTCTACCAGCTCTTTCGAACCACAGTATGGACATACCTTTACATTGCGAGTCTCATCGACATCCATAATTCCTCCGCAATGCTGACATTCCAGTCTTTTGGTCAGGACCGGTTTTTCTTTCTGTGGTATCTTATGTCCACACACATGACAGAACTTAGCACTACTGAATAATTCAGCTCCACATTTTTCGCATTTCATAACATTCACATCCCTCAATAAGATGTAAACATTATAGCATACTTAAATTTATATTGACACCCCCATATAGACATACTACAATGTACTTGGACGTAATTAATAGTAGAAAGGGGTGACAATATGCGTCAATATATGCGAAGAACCACTGATGGTTTCATGCTTAGTATAGTTGTCGATAGTTGTGCATGGCTTATAAGTCATGGAACGATAAAAGACAACCATTTTGTTGTGACTACACATAATCATGAATTATTGTCTGTAGATTTGGAAGAATTACTCGAATTAGTCAAAACTGCGATTGCTATACCTTCTATAGCATAATTTCATTAATCCATTCTTTATTACATTTCTTATAATTATTAGCTAACCCATTGTTTCTTAGGGCTTTTTTCTCATGCTTATATTTACTCACTCAAATGCATCAATGTTTAATTTGTATGCAACATAGGCATCCATCATCGCTGCCACGGCATCAATCTTCTGATCATACCGTTTCTTTGACAATTTCCGGTTACCATTTGTGTCTTCTATGATAATACAATTTCCCATTGCGAACTTCATCAGCTCTTCATCGAAATAAAGTATTCGCTCTTCTGCCAGCTTCTTTAATTCGCCAAGTGGTACTGATTCTGTTCGGGCTCCCTGAATTACTTTCTCTATACCGAATAAACCGTTCTCTATCCCCCATCGTTCAACGAACTCTTTTGCATTATAAGGGTCATACCCAAAGCATTCGACATCATACTCATGATCGGCAATAAATGCATCTAAATCATCATATACTTCCATCATATTAAGTACAGTTCCCGGCATTACTTTCAAAGAATCTTCCTGTATGAACATGTCATATTTGACTCTCATAGCTGCTGGTAATTTTCTAAGAGTAACCTCCGAAATATAGTTTCGAGTCTTAACCCCAAACTTACCGCCACCAAGAGGAAATAAAAATGTGAAAGCACAGAAGTCATCACCCTGAGATAAATCCGCTCCCAATGAGCAAGGCATTTGCCAGTAGCTTCGCTTCTTATGGAGTAAAGTTTCTTCGTATGTGAAGAAATATGTCTGACCTTCCATTGGGATTCCAAATCTCTTCGCAAGGATGTCATTCCGGTTGGATGGCGAGTTCTCAGCTTTTTCAACTGCCTGCTGGTAAACCTCATATGTAACTGTCTTATCAATGTTTGGATTGGCTTTAATCCACATCTCAGGTTTACCGACTTCGTCAATGCTATCTAGTTTATACCACCAGATAGATGTATGAGGGTCAATGTAATCGCCTTTTAGGATTTTCATTAAATCCATTTTGACAGTATCACCTGAGCCATTGCGGACAGTTCCTTCTGAGCTTGTTGCAATAATCAAATAGTCATCGTTCTTAGAGGCACCCTGTTCAATTGCTTCGATTGGATTCTCTCGGACATCAGCCGACAACCATTCATCGACTGTAGCTATCTTACACCTTAATCCCTGGAGTTTATCAATCGTCATTGGACGAATCTCAAGATATGAACCAGTGATAAAATTTTGAATACCTACTTTTGTAGACGCAAGCTTTTGACGGTTTGCTTTAGAGCCGGTTGTGTTCTGCAGAGAACCTTCTGTCATATATTGGAATAACGGGCCTTTAGATCGGATGATAGCAGTTTTAAAAGGAGTCATAACCTCTTCTGCCTGCTTCATCGTAAAGGCTGTTGTGATTTGATGAGTCGTTGATGGATCAACCGTAAGATAATATGCCTGAATACAGGTATCATATAAAGATTTAGCAGCACCTCGTCCAACGATAAGATACTGCTTAGTGATAAGACGCTTCTTGATTCGCTTCTTTACATACCTACCTCCGTGCCCAGTTGGATGTGGTCGATATACAGTTCTCTCTTTGAAGTAGTACCAGCAAAATACCTGCTCTCCCCATAATTTGAAGCTATCGAGAAGATGCAAATCAGAACCATCTGTAAGTGTCAATTCGTTTTCACAAAATTTTACCCAACCCTCAACTGGCTCTGGATCATAGTACATAGCTGGATTTGCTATAAGATCATCAATTCGATGCATTTCCATCTCTATCTCTTTGCAGATAGGGATATCGCCTCGAATAACGGCCTCTCTAAACCGGCCGTAATACTTCGGGACGGCCTTGTTAGAAAGTGCCATATATTAGTTACCTCTTATTTATCTTTTTGTCCTTTCTTAGGATTCACAACTTCTTTACCTGCAATTTTATTGGTAAGCTCACCAGCCAAATACGTAGCAAGCTGACCACCAATATTCTTACCAGCCTTCTCCAGTGATGACGTTGTTACACCAGTCATGGATTTCAGAAATTTTCTACCTGCGCTAATTTTCGCTGGGTGAAGTTCACTGTATTTGCTCTTGTATTTAATCTCCAAATCCATACGATCAATTCGCTTTTTCAATTCATCGTCGGTTAATTTACTGATTTCTTTCGACGTCGGTGCCTTTAAAGCTTTTTTTGCTACTGTTTTTTCTTTATGCTTTGAAAGAAAATTTGAAATCTTTGTAGAATGTTTTTTACCAGACTTAATAAGACTGCCATCGCGATTCTGATGACGGTGAACACCCCATTTCTGACCTTTAACTCCATGGTGATAAAGCTCATCATCTCTAGTAATCATAAATTCAGTATCACCCATTTTGATCAGCCTCCTCCCAAGGATCGACCTGCATATTCAAACGAGATTCAAGTTCTGTGGCTGACGCTTTCATGGCTTCAACCACAAAAGAACTCGTAGGCGGATCAAAGCCCAATCTGGTTTTTATGTAAATGTACTGTTTTGCTCCTTCAAGTAACTTGGAATTACCGAGGAACTCATCCCAGGTATCAGCAGCACTTGAAACAATAAAACCATCTTTTGGGCCAACACCAAGCTGAATCAAAGTCATTATTGCTGAATTGATATGGATGAGGATGTCATTGTTATAGACTTCTTCATCCGGGTCCATATCAAGCATACTCCTTATTGTTTTAAGGATACTTGTTTCCATTATTACCTCCTTCTCCACGGGCAAGTATCATACGGAGTCCTTTCCGGAGGTACTATTAATAGTAAACTCTCGTCACCGTAATGAATTGCATTGTGGGTATTCAAAGATGTGCAAATCAAATACTTTGGATTTAATAGAAATTCACTACTATGATAAATATCATCGAGTGTTATTGGATTCATATGATGAACAATTAAAGTACCTTGAATCTCTCGATCAAGAATTCCTAAATCACATCCTGAATCTCTGATAATTATGTCATTCCTAATAGATTTCCATAAATCAGATTTGAGAAATTTGTTGTAGATATAACTATTCGAACCAAAAGTCTCATCTCCAACTACTCCACCTAATTTTAAGTATCGATAACGTTCCTCGAATGTTGGTAACTTGATTAGCTCGCTATATGTCTTAATCATAGAATTCCTCATCATCAGATTGTCCTTGATACGTGCTAAGAGCCCTGGCCGCATCAGCGTACAGGTCCCCAGTCTGTTTCGTGGAATGTATTTGATCAGTCTTAGCTGTAATTAATTCTTTCTGTCTCTCCAAAATTTCTTTTTCAATTTTCTCTTTGGAGGAACCTAATTTAAGAAAATGAACAATAACCTGTGAAGATGCTGTTCCATCCATTAACTGTTCTTTCGCCCTTTGCATAGCTAAATGGATGCACTGGTTTTCTTCTGCTTCCGGAGTTAATGCCGGGCGAATTTTTCTTGTAAGATCTGTTCCACTTTCTTTCTTTTTAGCCACAGTTACAACCTCCTTCACATGGGTTTGTTATAACTTTTAAAAGGATTTATAGGACTTTGTCTACACTTTTTCATCAAACCAGAACA